TTCTCCTTGATTTTTGTGTTGTTATGTAGTATTTATATTTTACTGTATGTAGCAGTTAAGCTCGTACTTAGCGCCCATATTATAAACTTGAATCTGAAGAGATTGCTTAACAGACTTACCGTTCTTGGTCAGTTTAATAGAGTAGGTGTTGGTCTTACCGTTCTTAGGCTTAGCTGGTCCCGTAGCAACTTTACTATCCCAATCATCAGAGTCTACTTCAAAGCCACTTTGCTCGGCAACTGACTGCGCTTCTTGTACAGCACCAGAGAATGTGTTGTGGTATAACTTATACTTTGGCGATTCTTCTAAGTCAACTTCTTCAAATACTACAGGCGCCATTATGGAACCTTTTTTACCACCATCAATCATCATCATCTCATCACCCTTTTTGGTGTCTTTGAGATCTTTATGAATCTTGCGGAAGTTTGCTTTTGATATATGTACTTCACCGTCTTTGATCGTATAAGCAGCTTCTGCTAAACTAACTTTTTGAAGTGCTTCACTGATCAGCTCGTTGAGCTCGTCTTCAGTCATGTTTTCTAGATCTTGTGAAGCAATATTGTGCTCATTAATATACTGGGCAGTTATATTATTAATTTCAGATTCACTAAAAGCCTTGTTTTGCTTCAAAAAGTCTTTAACATCTTTAAGAGGGAAACCAATCTTCTTAGCAATCCAAGCAGCCGATTTACCATCATCGATATAGCCTTGAAGTTCAGCCATTTTGCCTTCATTCATTCCTGGCTCTTTACGCTTTCTATCATCATAATTCTTCTGCCAAGGCAAAGTTTTTTTGCTTTTCTTCTTAGCAGCTTCAATATTCTTTTTCTTTTGCTCTGGAGAAACTACAGCTTTAGGATCGTAAGCTTCAGCAACACCCATTGCAGCAGCAACTTTCTTACTACCAAATTGGCCGCGAAGAAGATCTGAAATAGCACCTTGCTTATCGTATGATTTTAAGTCTACAGCACCACGACCTTTTTGGTCAAGTGACTTACGTAAGTCTTTTATGGACTTTTTCTTTAGCAAAAGATATTCTTTGTAAACCGGGCTAGACTTATCAACCGCTTCACTCACTGGCTTCTTAGAAGCTTTTAAATATGACTCTTTTGATACCCAGCAAGAAGCATTGAGTTTAGTCGAGTCGTGAGTACAATCGCATCCTGGCTTAGGATTACCTTGTTCGCAACCGCAGTCTTGGCAAACCATGCTAGCAGCTTCGTCGATATGTCGTTTAAAACTTCTCATTAATTCGGGCCTTTTTTTGTTTTGTTAGTAATGTAACCATTTAGTGATATTTATAAAAAGCGATCACCACTTCTCTTTATCTGCCCAATATGCTGCCGACATCTTACCTTTGGCAATGTTTTTACCGTGTCGAGCTTTAAAAGACTTCCGTTTAGCTTTCATCTTATCTGATTCACCACTCTTAGGTTCACCAGCAGTAGAAGCGCCTTGCTCACCAAACCGAATAGTCTTAATCTTATTACCGTCTTTTGCTACAACGATGTGGCTTTTTGTTGGATGACTCGGTGTTCTTTTAGCTTTATTAAAACCAGAAACACCGGCCTTGTCAATTCGTGGATCTTTAGCTTCAGTAACCATTTTAGCAAGTTCTCGTGCATCAACACCTTGGTATTGTTTTGCAATTTGAGCTGCGTAATATTCTATACCATGTTTTAATCTAGTACTCTCAGATTTTTTACGATCCCACACATCTTGTAAAATATTAGCAGCATGCTTATACATTTTATTGTATACTAGTTTACCTACTGCTTTACCTGCCCAGCCTTCTTCAACTTCTGTGCTTTCAGATACGTAATCTTTGGCAGGATTCTTTTGGCTTTTAACCCATTTAGATACTGCGGGATTCTTTGGTGTTTTCTTAGCCCAAACCATAATTTTTTTGTATACGTTATTAATTTGGGTAGTAAAATCTGAACCTTCTGAATTATCAATAACATGAAAATTATTACCGAAGAACGCTTGGAATCCGCCAATATTCTTTTGAACATCTTTCCACATCTTAGATACCAACGCAGATGGCACAGTTCTTGATCTAAGTTTATTTCTATGTTGAGCAGTATCTTCGTCGCTATTAACAAATATCATAGAAACATCGTAGCCAAGTTTTTTTAGTGCTACAGCTTGTTGCATAATCTTTTTAAGATCTTTGCCGGTACCATCTATAACTAAACCAAGCCGGCCAGCAAGAGCAAACTCCATTTGCAACTTTGTTATAGCTTTAGCTTTAGTTCTAGCTTCTTGTCCTTTCGGAGAAATAATATCTTCCGGATCGCCGGTTAAACCAACTTTCTTTAACGCAACTTCAAATGCAGTATCTGAATTAATTAATTTAAACCCCATTGGTTGCAAAGCAGTTTTACCTACAACAAAAGATTTACCAGATCCAGGACCACCAGCTAAGAAAATAGCTTTAAAAATAGCCGGGTCATTAACACCTTCATTTAATTGTGTATGTTCTTTAAAAGTTATCATATTATCCATTAGGAGTATCTTTTTTCAATCTAGCTAATAGACTAGGTGTGCCTTCTTCGCCAGCTCCACCTTCTTCTTTTAGATTATCGCCGTTTTTTGCATGATAGGTGTGATGAGCGATTCTAACATCTTTCTTAGGATCTTTTGCAGCAATAGTAGAACCTGACTTGTTAGCTGCAGCTTTGCTACTAAAACTAAGTGGCTTGCCGTCTTTCTTCCAGACTTTACCATTGATGTAAACGTGGTGAGCTTCCTTGTCACGTTTAGCAGCTTTATCTTCGTGGCCTAGCTCGTGTTGCATTTCTTTTCTTTTAAATGAATCAAACCGTGCTCTTTCAGCACCAGTTCTTTTATAACCAGCTTCATCAATACTTTCAGATGCATCTTTAAAATCTTGATCTGTTGGAGCACCTTTGGATCCGGGCTTCTTCATTGATTCTCCAGAACCATTCTTAATACGCTTGCGTTTAGCATGGATATTAGCCCAAAGTCCACCTTCTTCGATTTCAGATACTTCTTCGTTACGCTTAGACTTTTGGTACGCGTTATACTCTTTACGCTTCTTGTCATTATCAGCCTTTTCTTTAGGAGACATCTGAGACACCGGCTTCTTTTCTTTAGACATCATATCACGTAATTTTTTCATAGTTTTGGCGTCACTCTTTGTTAATGGATCGCGGGCAGTCATAGCAGTCTTGCCATCGGGGATAGTAGCTTCAGCAGCTAACTTAGCAGCAATGGCCATTTTGCGTTTCTTTTCGTCTGACTTATCTTTAAACTGTGGGGCATCAGAGTCTTTAAAATCTTTAATCCAAACGCCCATATCGTCAGAAGGTTTTAAAACTTCATTAAAATGTTCAGTTGCTTCCATCAACTCAATTACTTCTTCTGAAAGATCTTCAACGCTTTCGTTAACAGATTTCTTCTTAAACATGCGGAAGCGACCGTCAACCTTTGGCTTATTATCTTTATCTAGTAACATGTGTGGTTTTTGTAAAATTCTTTGGTCTTTAATAGATGCTTCGTTAATGCTTTCGTTCTTAGAAGATCCGCCAGACATCATAGACTTACGTCGTTCTCTTTCTTTTTGTTTAACTTTTGGTAGGAGCTTGCGAGCGATCTGTTCGATACGACTTTTATTAATCTTTGCAATGCGCTTCTCGACTACCTCTTTCTCACCTGGTGAGAGATCAGCATAACGTTTATTCTTAGCGAACTTTGCTTTGAAGATATTAATAGCAGCTTTCTTTGCGCGCTTTTTCAATACTTCTTGGGAAGCAGTTCTTTTAGCAGCTTTTTCTCTACCGCGTTTAATTTTAAATCGAGCTTTTTTCATTGCAATACCGCGCTTGCGTCTTTGCATACGATCTAGTACTTCGTCTAAAACTTCAACTTCTTCGTCCATTGAAGGATTTATTGCATTAGCTACTTTATCCATAATTTCCTGCGCACTCGATTTAAGGGCTTTTGGTAAACCACCTGCGAATTTTTTAACATCACCTGCAGTAGCAAACTCACGCATTTTAGTACCAGACATACCAGCGGCGCCTTCGCCATCGGCATCTCTTTGACCAGCAGAGATAACTTCAATAGAATCAAAAGTATAGTCTTTGCCGTTATATTTGTTAAGTAACACATTGTATTCGTCAACGCGATCTGAACCAGCAACCATTACTAAATTCTTATATTGACCTGAAAGAGATTTTACAATTAGCATTAATATCTTTAAAGGAGATTTTTTAACTACTGGCCCAAACGCTTTGGTAGCATACTTAATCTTATCGTCATATGACAACGGATCTTTATTAACTGCGCCTTTGCCTGATTTTGATTTAGCACCAGAAGAATGAGAAAGGAAAACCATAGGTTCTGCTTTGCGGCTTTTAGCTTCTTTAAGTACTTTCTCTACAAGCTTTTCATGGCCTGTTGTCATAGGATTCATTCTGCCAAAAGTCATAACTACTGTACCAGACTTTACAGCTTCCTCTAAAGTCGGTTCTAATTCAATGTACTTTTTAGCATCAAACTCTTTGAAGCCTTTAATTTTTTTGCTTGTATCTGGCTTAGCCATTTTATTATCCTAAGATTTATTAATGCAATTACTTTGCTTTATTTATAATTTTTATGAAAAGAAGGTATGAAATCGTAGTTTCTGTTTGCAGATTTACCCCAAATGGTAGATTCTCTTAACCATCCTAGCGCTGGTGTTGGAGATACTATTGATAAAGGAACAGATGTTCTACGTTGTCCTCTAATAAAATAGTCATTATCAATTGCGCTTCTAATACTTTTTTCTTCTATTTCTTGTATAAGCAATTTAGCTGTAGTACGTGTAATAGCATAAGCATGTGCGCCTTCATGTCCCTGAATTGATATTAGTTCTTTAGGAGGGCCTGCTTGCTTATGATCATACTTAGATGGATCTAAAACCTTGTATCCAAGAACCAATATCTGGCCATCTGGTACATCAATAGTTAATGGGTGTAACATTACAGCATCGTGTTCAAGTATCACTGCAGCGTCATCTGGACCTTCTGAGATGGCTTTCCAGATGGCTATGTGACCCGCAGTTGCACACATAGCCTTTTGTGCTTGTGTTGTTTTTTCTAAACGAGCATACTGTTCAGTAGGTAAATTCTTAATACCAAGTTGCCCAAATGCTGATCTACCAGTCTGGTCTTGGAAGCCATTAAAATAAGTCCAGGACATTCCCACTTTATCACAAGAATCTGCGCAGACTTTAGCATACTCGTTTGAAACAGGAGTATTAATTTTTAGAATATAAGCTTTAATTGCCAACATATCACATTCCTTTCAGTTCATTATATAATTCGAAATCTTTGTTAAACGCCGTTTTTAGTTGTTCTAAGCAATGAGCATCAAATACAATCTCATTTTCTTTATTCTTTCTGAAATTTGCTTTGTGATTCGGTAATGGATGAGTTATTACTAAACTTAATTCTTGCATTAAATCAGATATGCATTTATTTATATTTTCATATAACCAATATTCTCCGATATAATCATTTCCAAATTTAGAAAAGTCTGCTTGTATTAAACTTGAGTTTGGTTCATCACGGAAAGTGCCATTAGGCGCTAACCGTTTATATAGAGCTAAATCAATAGGCTTTCCTCTAGCTTTCCATTTTGCGTAGAAATAAAAGAAGCTTTTTTGTCTATCAACTGGATCTCTTAAAACAGAAATAACTTTATAAGTTCTAGCTTGATGTTCTGTTACGATATTTTCTTTAATTAAATCTTCAATAGTAAGATGATAGTATTTAAAATCACGCTTATACTTTTTAACAATATTGCCATCAAGATTGCCGCGTATGTTAGAATCTTCTACTGGAGTATAAATCGCGTTTCCATCTGGAATATTCTTAATGAAAAATTCAGATAAACTACTGCTCGCAGTCTTTGGTGAACGAAGAAAAATTAATTTGTATCTATGAGAAACGTACATTATACACCCCTATCATATGTTATACTATTGGCATGACCAGTGGAACCCCATTTATGATCTGCATAAACTTTATCAGGTCCGTCATATCTTTTTGCGCCACCAATATAAAACAATGGAATAAAGTAATGAGATGGCCAAACATTGAGCTTATGCCTCCAATTTGGTACATGTTTTGAGAGGAACATATTACCCGTAGACCTAAAAGGTTCGCGGCTTAATTCGTTAGCTTTAACTTGGTGCAATGTATCAATAACATGCTTAACAAATTCGTTGCCGGGATTACAAGCCATAATTGGTTGAATGAAATTCTGTCTGCCCTTTTCGTTCTCATAACAAGAATATGCATGATCTTCAGGTGCAGTAAATAACTCATTGGTATTTTCTAAACATACCATATCAGCTTCAGGCCAAAAACCGCCGTGCTCGTATAGAAGTTCGTATCTAATTAGATCAGATACGCCGGGCCATTTGCCCATACTATAATAAGCGTCAATAAGATGTTGGTTATGCCATTTGCGCGATTTTAACATTTCATCTGTAAATATGGAATAGTTCCAGTCCGGATGTTTATCTCTCCATGTATGCATCCATTGCAACGGAGCCGGTTTAGGACCAATCCATATTTGAGTTAGTTTCTTCTCAATATTCATAATAAACCTTACTTCTGAATCCACCAAACGAAATCATCTTCAACATTCCAGGAATTTTCACCAAAGTATTCTGTGACTGCACGTTTAACTGTTGGGAAATGAATATCATGACCTATAACTCTACCACCTGGGCGGACTTTACTTTCCCAAGCTTTAATATCTCTTAAACAACCTTCATAGCCGTGATCAGCGTCAATAAACACGAAGTCTAAACTTCCGTCTGGTATGTTCTTAGCAGCTTCAGTAGTATAATCTTTAATAACGATCGCACGACCTGGATAATTACTAGAGAAAGCTAACAAGTCTTGGTGATATTTGTTGTGACTCCAAGGATGCCCGTTTTCTCCAGGAGTCCATTTTTCTGGGCCATTATTATCTGGTTGTGATTCATATAGATCTACACCGATAAGATTCAAATCTGGGCAAGACTTAATAAGATGTTTAAAATTAGCACCATCATGAATGCCAAGCTCAGCACCCTTTGTCCAGTTATTTTCTTTTACGAATCTTTCTAAAGTATTCCAACGCCAAACATTACCACCATCATTTCCACGATCTCGTATTCTTCCCATAATCATTTCTCCGCTTATTTTTAATATAAAAAAAGGTGAACACTAATGCTCACCAAATTATTTATATAAATTTAACTAGTTGCTATTTAAGCATTAATGCTTTTGCTTCTTCTATATGGCCATTTGAAGCTAGTCGAGAAGCTTTTAGTGCTAGTTTTACACTGATTATTGTATCAGAAAGATATTTAAGCATTAGATAGCACCTTTCCAAAGCGTTCTTGTTTAGCTTTGGCTTTAAGTCGTGCTAATTTATTTCTTGACTGCTTGCGACTGTCGTATAGACATTTCATATGGTCTGCAGTAATACCTTGCTTACCAGTCATTGCGCCAATTGCTCTACTATAACCAATAATTTCTAATCTTAGATAAAAACGTGCTAACATGCTATATTTGACCTCGCACATTTTTTATTTACTTCCATAGGCTTATCACGAATAGAATCTGCATAAAAATTATCATAATCATAAACTGCAGACATGATTTGCGCGCGACAAATACCGATATCACTTAATTCATAGTTAGTTAACGCGTTAAGCTCTCTAAAAGCTTGGCGGCGTTCTGCTCGCAATTTCATAACACTATTAATTTGTGTAACTAACATTGTAATTGAACTGATAAACATTGAAATTTTGCTCAATGGTGCTGCTTGGGCCATCTTTTGTCATCTCCTTGATGCGTATAATTTGTAATCGTGAATTCGATTTACAACTATATTTATCAAGAAAAGGCTAAAAAACAACCTAAAGAGGTCGTATATTTTGGAATAGCTGTTATTCATTAGGGGCAACTGTGACATCTTGTCACTTATGTATTATAGCTGAGTTTGTACAACATTAAGTGTTACAGAAACCGTGCTAGGAGCAAATGCGGTTGCCGGTAAAGCAGCTAGATATATTGCTGGCGCAGTTGTTGCCCACATAATTTCTACATAGTCATCTGGTAAAAGAGGTAATGATATGTTTGTTGAAATGCTAAATGTGTCGCCGTTTGTAACAGTTGTAGCTCTTGTTGACCCGATAACATCTGTTCCATTTTTTCTAAACCAGAAATATACGATACCTTTATTAGATGTTGCAGTAACTTGACCTGAAACTTGGAACAGATAAAACCCAGATTCATCAACTAATATTTCTGTATCATCAATTCCGCCAAAGCTAACACCTTTTGATATATTAGTTTCGTTAAATTGAACTGCTTGTGCCGTATTAATGCCGCTTGCAGTTTGGGCTGTTGTTCTAGAAAAACGTCCATAATATTTTTGCTGTTCAATAGTTGGACGGGCAAAGATCTCACCGTCCTCAGTGCCTTTCTTAAGTACAATAGCAAATGGAATTACATTATTAGGGGCGGTCGGTTTAGCATTTGTAAGCTGGCCAGTGTTCTCAGGATCAGCATATAGAATATCACCTACTTCCCAAGCAGAAGTATTTAATTCGCGAACTTTACCCCAAACTGTAATTCTACCATCTTGTCCAGAATCTAAATCATGCGTTGCAACACCCAAACCATATAAAGAAGGAAAAGTTCCATTAGCTACCATAGGACTTACAAGTAATCTAGCTCCTGACCCACTATCAGGTTCGGCACCAGTAAACATAACAGGTGTGCCATTTACAATAGTATTTGCAGTACCGTTTCTTACAAAAGCGTATAATTCTTGTCCAACTTGCTGAGTAACACCGTCTTGATGCTTAATGTTTATGGTTTGATCTAGATAATCCCAACATACAGTACCAACTGCATGTTCATGCGATCTAGCATCGTGATTAACATCAAAACTTATATTATCAATTGGACCAATTTCGTTTGTAAACTGTACCTTTTTAGTAGCAACATCGTATTCTAAAACCCAGTTATCGTTATTCGCAGTCATTCTCGCGCGGTTAACATCATCTAGATAACGAAAGTTGACTTCACCACCACCGCCAATACTCTGCATCTGTTGCTGAATACGACCCAAGAACAAGTTATAATGATCGTTCATTTGCTTTAGAGTAACAAACTCTTTATTAGGTTGCACGAGTGGATCATTCCATCTTTCTGATTCAATACTCTCAGATATGCCGCTAGATCTATTAGAACTTAGCAAATTTGCAGTCATCTGTATAATTTCTGTGCTGGATAAGTTCTTTACTTCTGCTTCAAGATTTTCTTCAATTATTTCTTTAGGTATATAATGAGGTGCAGCTTCCCTTAGAAGATTTTTGAGTTCTTCTAACGGACTAATTTTTGGTTGTTCAATAGACTCTTCTATCTTTTCAACAATAGGCTCTAGCTGAATTTCAAAATTGCCTTCTTGAGCTTGTTTCATAAGCTTTTTGAGTTCTTCTATAGCGGTCATTTTTGCCACCCTTTTATATACTTATCGCTGAAGTTCGCGTTACTAAATCCTAATCGATCTACTAGCTTAACAGCGTTCTTGCCCATCTTATCAATTGCAACAAAGCCTTCTTGCTCTGTTACTTCATAACCATCTGCGGTTCTTAAGAATGTGCCTATTGTCTTTGCTTTATCGAGTTTGCTGATAATCATGCGCTTAGCATCTATAATTATATTGTACAATTCAAACACTGCTACAATCTGGGCTGTAGGTGTTTTTCTAAAGTATTCTAAGGTAGCATCTTTCTTTACTCGCTGGGCTACTTTGCCCTTTTCAGTCTTTCGCTTATCTGCTTCTTTATCATATACAGCAGCAATATAAGCTTCTAAATCTTTTACAAATGATCTTGGATTCTTGATACGTTCACCAGCCCGAATCTTTGTGTTAACGAATGTTTTTACTCTTATAAGAGTATCTTCGTTACCTGAAATACCATCTAATGTATCTCTCTTAATAGTGTTGAATAACTTACCAGCTTGGCTAAGAAGCGCAGTAACTTTCTCTGTTTCTTTTTTTGTAAAGTTTGCAGTACCAGATACATCTTTGTAAATAGCATCTACTGACCAGACTGATTTTGTTTTGTTGAGGCTAGAAGCAATCTCCTCTCCAAAGCTTGCAGACATTTCTTCAAAGCTTGATCCTCGGTATGTTGTGTGCCAGACCACACCGATTTTGGATCCGAGAATTTGTTTGCCGAGATCTGAGTTTTTAGGTACCGTGTAAACAATCGTATTAGGATGGAAAGTAATGTGCGGTTCACCTTCAATGTCCACCACTTTGAGATCTTTTTTAGCATATAGAAAATCACCTTGTACTACACCTTTAATTCCAAGTTTTGGTAACTCAGCAAGGGCTAGTTTCATTTTATCATTCAAATCGCCAGAAGCTATATCGGCGTCAATTTCAGCAGCAGTTTTATATACCTTCGGATTCTTATTGAAGATGCCTTTCTTAGCTACGAAAAACTTCTTATCAGATGGATCAATACCAGCAAATACTGCTGGCGCGCCATCCCATTTAACTGTAACATTTACTTTTGATGGAGCAGTCCCAGCAAGCATGTCACGTAATGCTCTTAGGAAGTTAATAGCCTCACGAGTACCATTCACACCTTGGTTTAAAATAGCATCTTCTAAATGCTCCATGTGTGTATTCTTATTTTCTGTAATATAACCTTTGTAGGATAACATTATGCTGAAGTCCTTACTCTATTATGTGTAAATGGGTTTTTCTTTTTGGTTCCAGGCTTCATTGAATAAGGGCTCGTTGGCATGTTATTAATTTTAATTTCAGGCTGAATTTCATAGAAAGGCTTGCTTCCACGAATACCGATTCTCATTTTAAACGAACCCATGCATTGACCTTTTCTTCCTAGTTCTGGAATATCGGTAGGAAGACCGAGCGGATTCTTTTTACCAATCATATAGAAATCATCGCCAGCTTGCATGTAATGCGCAGGTTCAGCTTTACCTACTAAATAGTGCTGAGTTACTAGCTGACCAAGATCTACATTAGGTACATCAAGAATATACTGTGTTCTTTTGCTCATATATTCTTTCATCTTCACATACGAAACTGCATTTGTATTTTTAAGCAATCCCATAGTAGAAGCAACGGTCATATCTTTCCAATTTTTAATACCAGCAAATTGTGCAACATCTTTCAAGAACTGAATTGTTTTAAGATCTTTTGTTAGATACTCAATAGCAAATTTCTTTACTGGATCTAGTGGCGTAGCCGCAGTCCATTTACCGTTGACATACGAAACGCGAGTGTTACCAAGATTATCGGTGTGGTTCATCTTGACTTCAAGCCAAGTTACTTTACCACCCATCTGAAGTTTAACATCGGCGAATTTAGCACTAACCTTTGGCCTAGTGGCTATAACGTCGTCTAACGCATTAATCTCATTTGCTATCTGTATTTCATACGAATCTGACTTAGCGCTCATTTCAAACAACTCCATCTCTTCTGTAACAAAGGTCTTAAAATTCTTCATCTAACCACTCTATGAATTGCTGTAATTACTTATTTATAGTAATTACGATATACCGCCAGCTGAGAACATTGTTTTCTTGCTACCTTGACCAAATGCAGTTTTATCAAAAGCGGGACCGGTATCCTTAGAATTAGCAAATGAAGCTGTATTAGCAGCACTAGTACCGCCGATGCCTCGTTGGGCACTTTCTTCTAGATCATAAATCTGCATCTTAGCTCGATCAATACCGACTACAAATCGACGATAGTAATCTAATGCACCCCAACGATTTTTCAATTGCTTCATCATTAGTTGGCCAAGATTATCTAGCTCTTCAGTTGTAATCAAACCGATAATACAATCAGCAGTGTGAGTTATACCCATAGACTCTGAAGTATTAGTAAGATCAACGTCAGAATTACCGTAACCATCACGATTGAATTGAGACGAAGTAACCACAGCACAATTGTATTCCATTGCAAGACCACGTACCTCTTCAGCAATTGATTTTACTAGAGTATAACTATTTGCTGCAGCAGCACCTTTAATACGTTGCGACGCACAAATATTCAAGTAATCGATAAAGATTACATCAGGAGTAAAGTTCTTCTTCATTTTTAATTCATTAAGCAAATGACGGAAGTGACCAACGTGGGCAGAACCAGTAGGATATTCTTTAATAACTAATTGACCAGTACACTTCGATTTGATACGTTCCATGCGCTTTTTGTAAACATCACGTGGCAATACTTTTAGTTCATCGAGAGTAACATCCATCATATTAGCATCAATACGCTCAGCTACGCGTTCTTCAGCCATTTCCATAGTAATGTACAAACAGTTCTTACCAGTCATTAGATAACTAGCAGCTGCGTGACATTTAACGAGAGATTTACCGCCGCCTGTTGTGGCTAGCAGTACAGTCATAGACTTACGAGGTAAGCCGCCTTTAGTAATTTTATTTAGAATATCAATATCGAACGGCATGCGTTCTTCTTTACGGTGATAAAATTCATAACGATCATCAGCATCTTCAATAAAATCGTGACCTACCGAAGTATCAAAGCTAATACCCAATGAGTCGGAAAGTAACTGAGGAATAGCACCTTTGTCGTGTTCTTTATCTTCGCCATCCATAATCAAAATAGCTTTACGGATAGAATTGAATAGATCTTTATCTTGGCAGAACTTTTCAGTTTCTTTAACAAGCCAGTCAAAATCAGTAGCATTATCTACTTGTAGACCGTCAACAGCATTCATCATACCTTGGTACGAAGATTCGTTTAAGTCTTTGCG